CCCGGCGGGTCTCGGCCTCGATCACCTGGGTGGCGCTCAGGATGAGCGTGGCGATGTAGGCATCGTCCTGGGTGTGGTAGATGCGGGCGTGGGTCTTGAACTCAGCCGCAGTCACCACGGCCGCGGTGGCGCCGTTGTCGGTCAGGTTGGTGCGCAGGCCATCAATCACGGCTTGGCTCCCTTCTTCACGGCTCGGCAGCAGTCAGGCTTGACGCACGCCCGGGGCTCGGCCTCGTAGCGCTCGGCAAGGCCGGTGGCGATCAGTTCCGTGGCGGTGCGATCGTCCACGTCCAACACCTCGCCGACAGCGTGGCCGTCGCGCGTGTCCGCATACGCCTGGATGACCTTGACCTTCGGCATCTTTGAAATCCGCCCGGGGGGTTCCCCCCCCGAGCGGTGTGGGTTTCAGTTCAGTGATCAGGCGTGCGCGAGAACCTTGAACGCGCTGGCTGCCTGCAGAAGCCGGCAGTCCACGCGGGTCTGAGCGAGGTAGCCCGTCTGGTTCGCGTCCGCGTAGCGCTCGCGGAGCACCTTGAGCGTGTAGCCGCTGCGCTCACCGATGACGCAGTAGCTCCAGTCTCCGATGATCGCGAACTTGTTGGTGGTGGTACCGAACGCCGGCATCGCTGCGCTGGTGTAGACAGGGATTCCCATCAGGGTCGGCGGCTCGCCGAGCGCACCCGCGTTCTGCCAGAAGTAGTTCACCGTGCCGCTAGCAATCGACGCCAGAGAACGGATGGCCTTGGCAGCCGAGTCGCTCATCACGATCGCAGTGGTGCTGCGCTCGCGATACTGGCGGGGCAGGGCGTAGATCCAGTCGATGATCTGCGCCACAGTCACGGCCGTCGCACCAGCCGTGCTCGAGGTCAGCGATGCGTCGTTGAGAATGCCGGCAGGGCCGTTCGTGTCGCCGTTGAAGAACGCATTCTCCTCGGACTGAGCGAAGAGACGTGCAAACTGCTCGGTGATGATCGACTCGATCGAGAAGCCAGGGCCACGGGCCGGCGCGTCCTCGATCAGCTCGTTCGACACCTTCTGCAGGCCGACCAGACGCTTCGGCTGAAGCACCACGTTGTTGTAGGTCAGGCCGACTTCGTTTGCGGGAGCAGTGCCTTCGCCGGGGAAGCCCGCGCTGCCCAGGCTGTTCTCCATCGCGATCTCACGCTTCCAGCTGCCCAGAGGCATCACGGTCGCGATCTTGCGGAGCGCCACCATCGTCTGCAGCTTCTTGGAAAGCGTGTTGTGGAACTCAGTCGGGGGAAGCACATCACCCGAGCCAGCAGTGCCCTCAGCCAGGGCGCGCATCTCGGCAACCGGGGTGTGCTCGCCGCGCTTGAGGTAGGTGGAGTACGCAGTCTCGTACTCGTCGCTGCAGCGGAAGTCGCCGAAGCGGGGGGCCCGCTGGGCGGTCTCGCGAGCCGCGGGAGCGCGACGCATTTCGGGGGCGTCGGGGCCGACATCCACGAAACCCGTCTCGCGGTCCTTCGCAGCCAGCGCCATCAGCTGGTGGTTCTTCTCGATCACGCCCTGGACGCGGCGGTATTCCGCGTCAAGGCTGTCGAAGGTCTTGGTGTCATCGGCCGAGAGATCGCCGCCGGCCTGGTTGGCCTTCTCGATCAGATCGCTCATCTGGCGGTAGCGGGCGTCATTCTCAGCCCGCAGCTTCTTGTAGCTGTCCATGTTCAGTTCCTTTGCGGCTTAGCCGCGATGGATTCCAAATGCAGCATTCACGTCAGTCAGCGCACCTGCGCATCGAACCGACACGATGAACGCTGCTTCGTTCGTGGCGGCGAAAGTTTCGTCAAGACGGGTCACGCTGATGCCGTTGCCCGCGAACGCGAGCAGGTAGCGCGAGAGGTCGGCGGCAAGCAGGATGGGTTCTCCGTTTTGCGCGAGCGAGTCTGTGCCAAATGTGGAGGCGGCACTCATGTTTGCAAACATGTAGGGGCGGCCGTAGATGCGACCATCCGAAAGCAGCATGTTGGACGCTGCATTTCCGACAGATGTGGAGGACTGGTAGTTGCCGAAAGTGTTGTTTCCCTGATTTGCGGCAGTGTTGTTGCCTGCGTTGTTCTTGCTGTTGAAGATGAACGTTGCGCGTTCCCAGTAATGGGCTGCGAGACGTTCCTCTTGACACAGGCCAAGGGTGCAGGCGACGATTTGACTCGACGTAGTCACCGCGCCAGCACCCATCGCCGCGGCGCTCGTGATGCTGCGGCTGTAGCGCTTTAGCGTGTTTGCGATGCCGTGGCATGCGTCAGATCCAGCAGTGCTGGCCGTGCCCGCGGTCACGCTGTCATCCTTGTTGCCGATCAGGATCTGGCGAGACAGTTCCCGCAGGATGTCCTGCGAAGCCTGGCGCACGATGATGCTCTCGACGCTCGCATCGCCCATCTGCGCCGAATCCTCGACCAGTTCCTGAGAAGCCCGCACCATCACGCTGATGCGCTTCAGGGTGAACGTGGAGGTGCCGGTTCCGGTGTTGCTTGTGCCGGGATTGGTCAGGCTTGGCACTACCACCTGCGCCTGGCTTCCAGCCGTCGCGTCGATCAGCGTGCCACCCTCGCCGGGGTTGTTCTGGACGCTGAACCCGCGAGGGGCAGAGCTGCTGCTGTTCGCGGGCGTGATGATCGGAACGCTGAAAGTGCCGGTCGAGGTGTAGACCTTGCTCACCTTCCCGACGATGCGGTCATCGCCCAGCTCCTCCATGAACATGTTGGAGTAGGTGGTCGGGAAAAGCACCGCGCCGTTGTTTGCGCTTCCCTCACTGAGGGCGCGAGCTTCGGTGTCGGTCAGGCCCTTGTGGCCCTTTGCCAGGTAGTTGCGGAACAGGCTGCGATATTCCTCGCCGCCGCGGTCCAGCTTGTTGATCTTGTCAGCCATCGCAGTCTCCGTTGAGCGCTGCGACGGGCCAAAAAAATGGCGCACTGCCGCAGCGGTTGGGGGGTTCAGTTCCAAACGCCTGCAGGCCAGTACGCCACGAGGGCTGTCACGGAGGCTTGCCTCGCTTCCGGTCGAGCTGCACTAGGCAGGGGCCGCCGGTCGCGGTGCTATTCGATTGGGAGGCATTCTCACACGCCAGAATGCCTCTGCAAGACCCCATCACATCGGAGGGGCCAGTCGCAGGGTCCGACGCACCGGATCGCTCTGGGCGGCTTCCCGGGCCTCCACGCTGGTCGTGGGGTTGGCTGGGAAGGTCACGAGCGACAGCTCCAGCAGGTCGGCGTCGAGGATCACCCGCACGGGCTTGGTCTCGCCCTTCTCGTAGCGCTCATCGCGCACCATGAACCCGAACGAGCACTGGCTCACCACGCCGCTCTCGACCAGCGCGTGCGCCTCGCGGGCGGTCGCGGTGTCGGGAAGGGTGGCCTCGAATCCGAGGCCCTTCTCGTCCGTCCAGAGCCGCAGGTTGCCAGCGCGGACGCGCGCCAGCGGCTTCCCGGTGTCGTGGTTCCAGAGCAGGGCGATGTCGCCGGAGTCCTCGAGGGCCCGGTCGAACGCCTTCGGGTCCACGCGCTCCATCTCGCGGCCCATGTCGTAACTCTCCCACGTCACTGCATAGCCGCGCACCTTAAGGTCGGCGGCCTCGCTCAGGGTGCCCAGGGCACGGGTTTCAGGCTTGTGCATTGTTGTCCTCCAGAATGGGTTGATCCAGAACTTCGATCCGAACCAGGTCGAGCAGCTCCGCAGCCGCCGCGCCCGGGAGCGTGTTCCAGCCGGCCAGAGAGTCGGTGAGGTGGCTGATCTCGCCGACGCTGCCGCGCAGGTGCCGAGCGTGGCGCACAAGCGCCTCGTCCAGCACCTTGATGGCCTTCGCCTCATCGCCGAGCAGGCGCCCCAGCCCGGCCACCACGTCGCGCAGGTCGGCGTCGAGGCAGTCGATGGGGGGCGCCCACTTGTCGAGCTTGGCCTGGGTGCGCTGCTTGAGCAGGTACTCGCTTACACGGGTGAGGTGCCGCTTGTAGGCGCCCTCGACCGCCGGCCGCACGGCTGCGATCGCCGCGGTGCGCTGGGCTGCCGCGAGCAGCTCGCGGGCGCGCTCAGTCTGCTCCTCGGCGTCCTCGGCGTCCACATCGACGCTCACAGGCACATCCTCGACCTCC